TTTCTGCTTTTTTTCAGGTGCTGAGTTGCAGCCTCTAAAAAGCCTCTCTTCTTTTTGCTTGAAAGAGGTAAGAGGCAGAGGCTTGAAGCCTCTATATATACAGAAAAAAATGGGAAAGCTTGATTTACTTTGGCAAACATTCAAGCTACTCTTGCGTGTCTATAACGGTTGGCAAGGAGGAGAATGTTATCTTGATGAGATCAGTGAATTAATCAAGCAGCTGCTGGAAGTAGTTAAGGAGGAGGATTTTAGCACAGAAGAAAGAAAGCTAGTTAAAAAGCATATAAAGTGGGAGCTCAGTGTGTTGCAGCAAAAGTTGTTGAAGTTAATTAAATGCTATAATCAAAATCTAGAGCATTGTAAAGCTGTGAGAAACATAAAGCTGACTTACTTTAGTAAAAAAAGCTGCCTGCCAACAAGCTGTCTGGCAGCATGCCTAGACAGCCCAGATGGTGGCGATAACAATCAAGCTTTGGCTTCACGCCCGGAAACTGAAACCACAAATGGCCCGGAAACTAATGTACCGGAAAACTCCGCCTCTCGTGGGTTTGGACACAGCCCAGCTCCGGGTGGAGATCATTTGGCTGACGTCCCAGATGGATTTGTTTGTCCTAACGGACAAAGGGGAAACGAGGATAACTGCTGCCAGTGCTTTGCGTGCTGTTACATTCGCCATGACATCAGTGTCGCTGAAAAACTCGTGCTTCTAACTGATGAACTTAAAACTGCATTGACCAACTAAAGGTAACTTTATTTTATTTTAGGTATGGGAGCTTTGTTGGCTGTATTAGCTGAAGTTGTTGAATTAGCATCTGTTACTGGACTATCAGTTGAAAGTTTTCTAAGTGGTGAAGCTTTTGCAACAGCAGAACTACTAGAAGCTCACATTGCTAATCTAGTAACGGTCGGAGGCCTAACAGAAGCTGAAGCTTTAGCTGCTACAGAAGTTTCTGCTGAAGCATATGCTGCTTTAACATCTTTAAGCTCAACATTTCCACAAGCATTCACAGCTGTAGCTGCTACTGAGCTAGCTACTACAGGGACCTTAACTGTTGGGGCAACTGTTGCTGCTGCTTTGTACCCTTATTATTATGACTATTCAACTCCTGTAGCAAATTTAAACAGAGGTCTAAATCCAGAAATGGCTTTGCAACTTTGGTTCCCAGAAATTGATTATGAGTTCCCTGGTCTTATGCCTTTTGTTAGATTCATAAATTACATAGATCCAACACAGTGGGCCACAAATTTGTTTGAAACAATTGGCAGGTACTTTTGGGAGTCTGCTCAGAGATATGGACAAAATCTCATTGCTCATGAAGTAAGAAGTGCTTCAAGAGAGTTAGCTACAAGAACTGCTCAAGGGTTTTCAGAAGCTATAGCTAGATATTTTGAAAATGCTAGGTGGGCTGTTAGTATGCTTCCTAGGTCTTTGTATAGTGGGTTGCAGTCATACTATGAGCAGCTTCCATCTCTTAACCCCATGCAAGTTAGAGACCTTCATAGGAGACTAGGCCAACCTATACCAAACAGAATAGCTTTAGAAGAACAAGCTATTAAAAGTGCTGAATATGTTCAGAAAGTTGAACCTCCTGGTGGAGCAAACCAGAGAATAGCTCCTGACTGGCTTCTTCCTCTTATTCTAGGCCTCTATGGTGACATCTCTCCTAGTTGGGAGTCAACTCTAGAAGACATAGAAGAAGAGGAAGATGCCCCTCAAAAAAAGAAGCGCAAGCGCAGCAAGAAAAACACCTCAAGAAGTGCCTAAGCTTGTGATTTCTGGAGGTGTTGAAGTACTAGGCCTCAAAACTGGACCTGATAGCATAACAGAAGTAGAAGCTTTTCTTAACCCTCGAATGGGCTTAGAAAACACTGACAATCACTATGGCTTTAGTGACAATGTAACTGTTGCCAAGAAAAAAGATGATGACAAGCCTCTGAAAAATCAACTGCCATGCTATTCTGTTGCTAAAATAGATTTGCCTATGTTAAATGAAGATTTGACTAATGATACTATCCTTATGTGGGAATGTATAAGTGTAAAAACTGAAGTAGTTGGTATTAATACTTTAGTAAATGTTCACAGCTATGGAAAGAGAGATGGAGAAAGTCCAAGCATGCCTATAGTAGGGCTAAATTACCATTTTTTTGCTGTTGGGGGAGAACCTATAGAAATGCAGTACATACTGCAAAATTTCCAGTGTGACTATCCAGCTGGAGTGGTTGCACTCAAGCCGTCTCCCTTGAGTACACAAGTACTTGATCCAAAGCAAAAAAGCAAGCTAACTGCTGATGGAGTATTCCCAATTGAATGCTGGGCCCCAGACCCATCTAAAAATGAGAATGCTAGGTACTTTGCTACTTACACAGGTGGGCTGAACACACCCCCAGTCCTGAACATCACAAATACTGTGACAACTATACTGCTAAATGAGAATGGGATTGGGCCTTTATGTAAAGGGGATCAATTGCATATTGCTTCTGCTGACATATGTGGCTTTCATATTGAAGACGATAACAAATATAAGTACAGAGGGCTGCCTAGATACTTTAAGCTTGTTTTAAGAAAAAGGGTTGTGAAAAATCCATACCCTGTAAGCACTTTGCTGAACACACTGTTTACACAGATGTCCCCAAATGTTCAGGGTCAAGATATGTCAAAACAAGTTGAGGAAGTAAAAATTTATGAAGGAACAGAAAAACTTCCAGGCGACCCTGATATGATAAGGTTCAGGAATCAGTTTGGACAAGAGGAAACAGTCATTCCAGTGATTACAAATTGAATTTTATTGTTATTTTGTGCATAAACAAGGAAATAAATCAACATTCTGGCTGAGAGTCTGTTTCCTGTGTTTCTGTAAAAATTCCACTGTCTTCTTGCTGCTTTTCTAAAATATTTAACCCATTCATTACATTTTGCTTCATTTCTAAATATCTTGACCAAGATACTTCATAATTAATATTTTCTTTCCATTTTTTTACAAAAGGATGCAACTCACTAAAAAATTCTTCAACATCACAGTGAAACACAAGCAACAGTAACAATGTTAAGCCACTTTGCAAAACTCTGTGTTTTGTTAACAATTCTGTCTTTTTTAAGCTTTTAAACAAGTGAGTTTGATATATAAACTTGATTATCTTACAAAATCTCACTTTCAGAGTCACAGGGAACACATACTCGTTTGCTGTAACTATGCCAGGTGGAAATATTTGAGTTTTTTTGTTCAGGTGTTTCTTTTCAAGGTTTACTTTCACAGCTCCATCTAAATAATCTCTAAGATTATCTAAATTGCTTATGCCTTGGCCTGTAGGTAAATTTTTATTTTCAGAGTGCCCTTTAACATCTTCAAACACAACAGTAAACTGGTCAATTGCTACACCTAATTCAAAATTAAGCTTATCAAATGGCATATTCACATTTAATGACTTTCCACCACACAGATCAAGTAGAGCTGCTGCTAAAGTTGTTTTTCCTGTATTAACAGGCCCAGTAAAACACCAAAACCTCTTTTTAGGCACATTTTGAACTACACACTCTAAGTACTGCAATATAAAATTTTTCATGTTCATTTCAGGTATTAGGCACTCAAACCAGCAAACTCCAGCCATATACGTTTCTATAGTTACTTCTGACTTAGCAGAAAACACTTGCTCAAGCTTGTTAAAAAGATACTCAAATCTTTTAGCAAGTAACTGCTTTCTAGTTAGCTGAGCTGTTTGAACTCTTCTAAATGCAAGAACTCCATCAACAGCTTGTTGACAAATAGCTTTTTGATTTTTGCAATCCATAAACAGCATAGCATTTGCATAGTGTAAAGTGTGGTACTTATAGTGGTCAACAACAACTTTCTGGTCACATTTACAGCAAGTATCAGGATTAACAGCAAATTCTTTGTATAAACCAAGCAGTAAAAATAAATCATCACACATTATATTTAATGCATACTCTCCAATTAACTTCCAACTCACATTTTTACTTGCTTCTTGAGGGGTATCAAAGAAATCACTGTTTAACCCTCCAGGAATATTTTCTACAACAAGCACAAAAGGCTCCACACACAAAGCACAATAACAGCTAAATTCTTTAATAACTGCTTTTACAATTAAGAAACTTATACTACATAAATTGCTACAAAAATTAGTAATAGCAGAAACTCTGTGTTTACTTGGAGTAATTAAGAAAATTAAGCCTTCACTGTCTAACTTATGCCTGCTAATGAAAGTTGGTTTAAATTTGTCAGACAACTTTGAATACAACAAGCAACTTTTTTCTAATGTAGTATATACTAAAAAAGAAGTCATAGTTTTGTTACTTAGTATAGCATTACTGAGAAAATTTCTTAGTGGTTCTGGCATGTCTCTCGGGGCTGAAGGAGTTTTTTTTTTTTTAGGTGGGGTTGCTTGAGAACAGCTAGGTTCTTCATCATCATGTTTCCTCTTTTCACCACCTTCTTCTTCATCATCTGACACTGTAAAAGTTTCATGGCAAAACAAATCAAAATCTTCATTAAATGTCTGCCACCAACGTTCCCATTCTGCAGAACCATAAGTTGGAATCTAAAAAACAAAAAGCTTACCTTAAATATTTAAGTTTTTAAACAGAGTCACACCAATCAGAGCTTGCCAACTTTGGTAAATATCCACTGTGTATTGCAATCCAAACCAGAGAGTATAGCATTTAAAGCACAAGCAATCTCCCCAAACTTTTGGTTTCTTAGTTAACTCTTGTTTGTGATTTTTCAAAAGCAAGCAAAATAGGCATTTGCAGCTGAAAGAGCCAAAACAACAAGTTAGCCAGTCTTTCATGTATGTAAGTTTTGAGATTTTACAAACCTCTTCTGTAGAAAATCCATCATCAGTGTTTAGAGACTTCACTTCAGATTCTAGCTTTTTGTATAAGCTAATCAACATCTTAGCAGCTTGCTCATCTCCGCCTTTGTCTGGATGCATAATTTTACATTTCTGTAAAAAAGCTTTTCTCATAAGAGGGAAATTCCCATACTGCTCCATAGGCAAGCCTAGAAGCTCCATTAACAGTTTGCTTTCTTCTCTTGTTAATGTGTGATCCAT